AAGAAGTCGGCCGAGGCGATTTTCAGGAAGGGGAAACGCATTTCCGTAGAAAGGGTCGGAGCATGAAGCGCAGAGGATTTCTCGGTTTCATGGGCGGCGCTGCTGTAGCCGGCCCACAGGTGGCAAAGAACGTCGTTCAGGCTATGCCGAGAGGCGTGAGCGACATCGCTGGCTATGGCAAGGGTCTTGGCCTCGTCGGTGGCGGCACGGAAGCAGCGGGCATCAATGGAATAGATCGCGATTGGCGGCTCGACGAGGTCAACCGACTGAGAAGAATTCTCACTGGTGAAAAGACAGAAGAGGAGAAGGAAAGGGAGCGAGAGCGCCGACTGGATAATGTCGAGCCGATCATCTCGCAGAATGTCATGAGCCTCCAATCGGTCTCATCGGCAACCAAGGTTCGTATCCATCGCCGCCGCATGGATGAAATCAACCAACAAGCCGAACTGCTCTACACCAAGCGCAGGCTCTCGGAATACCTCAAGGAGCTCGGCCTATGACCATCGCCGGCAACTACACAGCAGAGATCACCGCCAAGTACAGCGCGGTCAGACAGCGGCTCATGGGCCAGCCTCGCGTCGTCAACGTGGTGCGGGCGTTCACGGTCGTCGAGCAGCCAGCGCCGCCCATTGCAGAAGAGCCTGCAGCGCTTCCCCCGCCTGTTGTGGTCTATGCCAAGCCCACACCGGAGATGAAAGCCAACGAGCCCAAGGCGCACCTGCTGTCGCGGAAGCTCTGGATGAAGTGGGAAGGCCGCCGCCGGTCGCCCGAGCAATACCTGGCCGACATATGCACAGTGTTCGGGACCAATCGCCGGGATATTAAGTCACGGAAGAAGAGCGTCCATCTCGTCGCGATCCGGCATCACATCTGGCAGATGACGGCCGAGGAGTATCCGAACCTCTCCACGACCGATCTCAGCCGTCTCTTCAACCGCCACTACGGCGCTATCAAGTATGTGCTCGAAACCCGCGAGATCCGCAGGGAGCAGATGCGGGCCTACAACGAGCGTCATCCGAGAGGGAAGGCTAAGGAATGACAGACCACGTCTCCCAGATCTGCGAGGAGTACGGCATCGTCATTGTCGATGGCCGGTCATACCCTGGCATCCGGGAGACGCGAGCTGTTGCCACAATGGAGAAGATCCTCCGGGCAAAGGGTGAAGATCACTTCCGGCTGGTCATGTCGACGGTGGCGGAAACCCACAACAATCAAGGGTATATCGACAAGCATCTGCTATGGGCCGTCAGTGACCTCGTGGAGCGTTATCGAGCAATCATAGAGGTGAACACCTCGGAATGGCTCGAATGCTTCGATGAGGCTCCTGTGGCTGAATTGCAGGTGGTTGCGAAAGGTCTCCCTCACCAACGGTTCGCCCTGGTGGGGATGATAGCAGAGCGAGTGGTGCGTAGGTTCGGCCCGAACGCGGGACAGGGCGATCTATTCGACGACAGGCGGAAGGCGGCAGCATGAACAGAATGGAAATCGCGAATCTCTTCATCAAGGCAGCGGTTGTCGATCGGCGGCTGCCCATCAATGAGCGTCCAGCCCGTCTCAAGGCGGCATGGGTGCCCTTCACCCACAGCGCCAAAGACCTCAATTCCCGGATGGTGACCAATGCTCGTTCGGAGAAGCTCACCGAGGGAGACGACCCCTTCAATGAATGGATGCATCATTTCTGGGATGCGGATAGGATGCGCCTTAGACCGGAAGACATAGCCGACTGGGAGCGCTGCAATGAGCTTATCAAGTTGGTGGCGGATGAAGGCAACCGCCGAGCCCTCTGGAATTGGGCCATAGCCAAGGCTGGTGGCCGGGAGTTCGTCAAATGGTGCCGACACGAAGGCATTCATGAAATGACCGGTTCCCGACGCAAAGACCGGGCAATTACCATCATAGAACAACATCTGGTTCGGGGTGCCTCACCCGATAACGAAATCTGGTTGGATGGCATGTTGCCTGTTGGCCCGGTTTTCGAGCATATTTCAGACAACATCGCAGCCGACGCGCCGAGCCGGAAAGAACGAAATTCCTACCGAGACGCCGATACGGTCTTCTGCAAAGAGGCGGCCGTCTTCGACTGGCGGGAAATCCGGAACGCTCAGCGCAGACAGCGAGAGGCAAGGCGGCGACAGGCCGCGTAGACTTCATCCCCGGCACATCAGCCGGCCTAGCCCGCTCCGTAACTGGGGCGGGTTTTTCGTTTTGCATCACGCAAGGAGCGGAGTCCTTAACCTCGCCAACCGGCGCGAGGGACAAGCTTTCACTCGTGGGTGAAGAGCCCAACACCGCCGCTCCGGGTTTGTCGCCCTCATGAACGGTGTGAAGTGGAGAAGCCGGCAATCAACATACGCGGATACCATGGCAAAAAGCACGTACGACCAGAAGATAGCGGATAAGATCTGCGATCGACTTTCCAACGGTGAAAGCCTCAGGTCCATCTGCTCCACTAAGGGAATGCCGGCAAAAGCATCGGTATTCAGGTGGTTGACTGCCAACGCAGACTTCAGGGACCAGTACGCGCGCGCACGCGAGGCCCAGGCGGACGCTCTCTTCGACGAGATTGTCGACATCGCCAACACTCCGGTGATGGGCAAGAAAGAGAAGTACGACGCGGACGGCAAGCTGATCGAGTCCTCGACCGGGGACATGATCGAGCACCGCCGCTTGCAGATCGAGGCCCGTAAGTGGGTGGCGGCTAAGCTTAGACCCAAGGTCTACGGCGATAAACTGGATGTCGATATCACCGGTGCGCTTGACTTCGTGGTTAGCGCCAAGCCGGTCGATGAGGATCAATGGCTGAAGGATCATGGATCAGGTTCGTAGAGTTGCCTGGTCCCCGCAAGCGGGTCCACAAAAGGCGCTGATTGACTGCCCGTTTAGAGAAATATTCTTCGGTGGTGCTCGAGGAGGCGGGAAAACAGACGGCGTGTTAGGAAAATATGCTGTCAAAGCCGCTCTCTATGGTTCTGGCTTCAACGCTCTGTTCTGCCGTCGCGAGCTGCCGATGCTTGACGACGCGATCGAGCGCAGCAAGGAAATCTACGGCAAGATCGGTGCTGGCTGGAATGATCAGAAAAAGACATGGACATTCCCCGGTGGTGGCCGCCTTCGCTTCCGCCCGCTGGAGCGAGTGCAGGACGCCGACAAGTATCAGGGCCAGAACGTCTCAGACGCCTGCATAGAAGAGGCCGGCATCTATCCGGACCCTAAGCCCATCGATCGACTCTTCGCCATCCTGCGCTCTGCCAAGGGCGTTCCTACGCAATTGATCCTGACAGGCAACCCCGGCGGTGCTGGTCAGAGCTGGATCAAGCAGAGGTATATCGATCCCGCGCCCATGGGGATGCAGCCGCTGTCGCGATTGCTGCCAAACGGCAAGACGCATCGCTTCGTATTCATTCCGTCGCGCATCCAGGACAACAAGCTCCTGATGAACAACGACCCGGAATATATCAACAACCTGTACCTGGTCGGCTCCGAAGCGTTGGTGAAGGCTTGGCTTGATGGCGACTGGAACGCCGTCGAGGGCGCTTTCTTCGACTGTTGGGACACGGGCAAGCATATTGTCAGGCCTTTCGCCATTCCTTCGGATTGGATGCGGTTCCGGTCAATGGACTGGGGCTCTGCTCGTCCGTTCTCGGTCGGTTGGTGGGCTATTGCGTCAGAGGACTACCCGACGCCTACGGGCGTCATTCCTCGGGGCGCTCTGGTCCGCTACCGCGAATGGTATGGCTGCAAACCGGGAGAGCCTAACACCGGCCTGAAGCTCACGGCTGAAGAGGTCGGGCAAGGCATCCTGAAGAGAGAGCAGGGCGACAAGATCACCTACGGCGTGCTCGATCCGGCGGCATTCGCAGAGGATGGAGGCCCGTCGATCCACGAGCGTTTAAGCCGTGCCACTGAGTACAAGGTCACCTTTCGCAGGGCCGACAACAAGCGCGTATCCCAAATGGGCGCACTTGGCGGGTGGGATCAGATGAGAGCCAGGATGAAAGGTGACGGTGAACGGCCGGCGCTGTTCGTCTTCTCCACCTGCGTGGATTTCATACGCACGATCCCGATCCTGCAGCATGACCCTGACAGGCCCGAAGACTTGGACACGGAGTCGGAAGATCACGTCGCTGACGAGGCGCGCTACGGCTGCATGTCGCGGCCATATGTGCCGGTTGTCGAAGTGACCAAGCCGAACACCATGAACGACTATCGTTCTCGCAATAACGAAGATTCCGCTGGAGATTGGGTTAGCTACTGATGGCAAATCAAATGGCAAACGCTGTCGCCAGCGCTCCGGGATACTCCGCTCAAGGCGCCGACCACAGCAAGCGGAAGCGCGAGTACCTGAACTACCTCGACGTCAAGCAGAACGAGATCCGCGAACAGCAGAACGCCCGTCGATATTATCATTCCGTCCAGTACACCAAGAAGCAAATCGAAATCTTCAACAAGCGCAAGCAGCCTGTTGTCACGTACAACCGCATTGCGCGCAAGATCAACGCTCTCGTCGGGCTGCTGGAACGCCAGAGGCAAGACCCGCGTGGGTATCCTCGCACGCCAAAGCACGAGGAAGGCGCCGACATTGCGACCGCTGTCCTTCGCTATGTGTGTGATGAACAGGTGTGGTCAGCCAAATCTATGGTCGGCGGCCTCAATGGTTCCGTCGATGGCCTGGGCGGCGTCGAGATCATGCTCGAGCGCGGCGACGTTGGTGACGTTGAAGTAGGGCTCGAGGAGGTTGACCCGTCATCCTTCTTCTATGACCCACGCTCCCTCAAGGCGGATTTCTCCGACGCTCGATATATGGGCGTGGCGAAATGGGCCGACGTCGATGCGACGATTGCGCTCTTCCCGGACAAGGAGGAGGAAATACTAGCCTCCGTCGACACCGGCACCGAGCTTACCAGCGATCCCGACAGTGATCGTGTGTGGTTCATGCAGACGGAAACGCGCAAGCAGCTCCGCATCGTCGATCACTGGTACATGGTCGGCAACGAGTGGCGCTGGTGCATCTACACGGGTGCAACGGTGCTTGCTGAAGGCGTCAGCTACCTGAAGGACGAGAAGAAGCGATCGATCTGCAAGTACGTGATGTACTCCGCAGCGATAGACCAGGACGGCGACCGCTACGGCTTCGTGCGCAACATGCAGTCCAGCCAGGACGAGATCAATCAGCGCCGGTCCAAGGGCCTCCATACCCTCAACAGCCGCCGCATCATCACGGCTTCGAACGATGGCAAGGACATCGAGCAGATACGCCGCGAGGCAGCACGGCCCGATGGCGTGATCCAGTATCCGGTTGGCACAGAGCCTCCAGTGTTCGATGACGCTGCCAAGAACGCCGAATTGCAGGGCCAGCTTGCCTTCCTCGAGGATGCCAAGAACGAGATCGAGAACTACGGCTTCAACCCGGCTCTAGTCGGGCAGGGCGTGGACAAGCTCTCCGGTCGGGCAATGCAGTTCCAGCAACAGGCTGGGATTGCCGAGCTTGGCCCGTATCTCCTGTCGTTCAAGAATTGGAAGCTTCGGGTTTACCGGGCGATCTGGTGTGCTGTGCAGGAGCACTGGACCGGAGAGCGCTGGATTCGCGTGACTGACGATGACGACGTTGCGCAGTTCCTTGCCATCAACCAGATAGGCACTGATCCGCGAACCGGGTTGCCGGCGCTGGTCAACTCTCTCGGCTCCTTGGATGTCGATATCATCATCGACGAAGGTCCGGACACCATCAACCAGCAGCAAGAGGTCTATGACACACTAACGCTGCTCGTTCAGAACGGCCAGCCAGTTCCGCCAGAACTGATCATCGAGGCGTCCAACCTTCCCGGCAAGGCCAAGAAGAAGCTCACGGACATTCTCGAGCAGAAACAGCAGCCGAACCCGCTGGCGCAAGCCGGAGCACAGGCAGAGCTTCAGGAAACGGTCGCCTCGGCCAAACTGAAGGAAGCTCAAGCCATCAAGGCGATGGCCGATGCTCAAGCCGCTACGCAACCGCAACCCGGCAGCCCGGGCCCGACAATGCTCGACGCCGAAGAGGCCATGGCCACCATCCGCAACAAGGATGCCAACACGGCCAAGACGATTGCAGAGACCGAGCGAACCCGCGTCGAGACCGCGCTGAAGCCCGCCGAAGTGGCGCACCAGCAGCGAGAGGACGCGCTCGGCCGAGAAGAGAGATTTGCGATGCACAAGGACCAGCTATCCAACGCACCGCAATAAAGGAGCCGCCATCCTTAAGGGCGATTTCGGGAGCTGACCCCGCTCATCAGCAGAGTGCCGCCGACTAGACGGGCGAAACAAGCCGCCGCCAGGCTCAAGGGCGATCCGTGAAAACTCCCACGACATTGGAGACATGCAAGATGGCCGATCTTTCGGACAGTGAAATCTTTGATTCCGTCGTTTCGGGCAATCCCGCTCCGGAACCTCAACAGCAAGAGCCAGCACCACCTCAGCTTGATCAGCATCGCGACGAAAGCGGACGATTCTCCCAGAAGCCGTCAGAACCGGCTCGGGCCGAAACGCTTGTCGAACCGATGCAGCAACCGCAGGAAACGCCCGCCGACAACAAAGGCGGCGTCCCTGTCGGTGCTGTTCAGGCAGAGCGCGAAAAGCGTCAGGAAGCCCAGCGCGAAGCTGAAGCTCTCCGTCGTGAAATCGCGGAACTACGCGGCATGGTACAGGCAGTTCGCCAGCCTACGCCTCAGCCACAGCAGGAAAAGCAGCCGGTCTCGATCTTCGAGAACCCGGACGAGTACCTGCAATCCCAACTCACCCCGGTTCAGCAGACCGTTCAGGAACTGCGGGAAGAGCTTTGGGAATCCAGAGCAGCAGGCATCCACACTCAGGAAGCCGTCGACGCCGCGAAGGAAGCCGCCAACGCTCTGGCGGGCACTCCACAAGGCAAGGCTCTGCACCAGCAGATTACGGCGGGCGGTAACCCGTTTGACAATCTGGTGAAGTGGCACAAACAGCAGCAGGCGTACGCCCGAGTAGGCAACGACCCTGAAGCATGGCTCCAATCGGAAATCGATAAGAAGCTCGCGGACCCCGCCTTCCTGGCTCAGGCCATGGAACGAGCCCGCGCAGCCGCAACACCTGTCCCCGGATCTCGCCAACCGCCCGTCACGAGCATCCCGCCCTCTCTGTCCCGTCTTCCGGCCGGTGGTAACGCACCGCCAGCAGGCGATCAGAGCGATGCGGCGCTGTTCTCTTCCGTCACGTCAAGCCGCCGCGGATAAGATCCGCCTCGGCAGCACTCTGGAGCGAGCCAAATGGCACTCACGCAGAACCATCCGAACAACGAACTGATCAAATTCCGCACAGACGTCGCCTATGACTTCCTGCGGGCTTCCCGGTTCGACCCCTACATGGGCGCTGATAGCACGTCTATCATCGTTCGCATGAATGACCTCGAAGCAGACGGCAAGGAAATCCGCGTCCCTCTGGTCACTCAGTTGACCGGCGACGGCGTCGGCGCTGGCACGCTGCGAGGCAAGGAAGAGCAGATCGACAGCTACGGCATGCCGCTCTGGGCAGACTGGGCACGTAACGCTGTTGCCAACAACCGCGCATCGAACAAGGAATCGTCCTTCTCGGTCCGCTCAACTGCGCGCAGCCTTCTGCGTGGCTGGTCCAAGCGCATTGTCCGCGATGACCTCGTAGACATGCTGCTGTCCATCCCGACTGCCAGCATCCAGTCGGGCCGGCTCAGTGAACCGGGCAACCGCGTCAACGGCATTCGTTGGTCGGCAGCTTCCGCAGCCAACAAGAACTCGTGGGTTACCGCGAACTACGACCGCGTTGTGTTCGGGTCGCAGATCTCGAACTACTCCACGACCTTCGCGACCGCTGCGGCAAACGTCGACTCCACCAACGACAAGATGACCGCTGCTGTCGGCAACTTGCTGAAGGATCAGGCCAAGGCAACCGGAGTAGACCCGAACAACCCAGGCACCTACAACGGACGTCCGAAGATCAACCCGTACATGATCGAAGACACCGATCAGGAATGGTACGTCTGCTTCCTCGGTTCTCGCGCGTTCCGCGATCTTCAGGCTGACCCGGTCATGTACCAGGCCAACCGTGACGCTCGTGAGCGTGAAAAGAACCCGGAGAAGACGAACCCGATCTTCAACGGCGGGAGCTTGGTCTACAACGGCATCATCTACAAGGAAGTCCCGGAAATCACCACGCGCCTTCTCCTGAAGGGCATCGGTGCTGCCTCGATCGACGTCGAGCCGGTTTTCCTCTGCGGTCAGGGCGCCTTCGCCTACGCCACAGGTCAGATGCCGCGTCCGACGCAGCTTGAAGATGGCGACTATGGCTTCGTTGCCGGTATGGGCATCGAAGCACAGTACGGTGTCGGCAAGATCGCAAAGGCTCCCCTCGCCAAGGGCGCCAGCGCAACTCTCGGCGATCTCGTCGATTGGGGCTGCGTGACCGGCTTCGTCTCCGGCGTTGCTAACGCTTAACAGCCGAGAGCCGGTTAGCGCCGGCTCTCTCCCTTTTCCATCAACAATGAAGGAGATCGGCAATGGCTGATCGTGTGGCATATACCCAGCCTCAGGTGGGTAACCAGGGCTTTGCCCGAACCATGAAGACGCTGGGCGGCCCTCTGGCTGTCCTCGCGGCTGATGCAGCAACCGGCAACACTGTGCAGGTCATGAAGGTGCCGAAGGGCTTTGTCGCGACGGGCGTCTATCTCGCCCTGACGGACATCGACACCAACGGCACCCCGACTGTCTCTGTCACGCTCGGTGACTCCGCCGACGATGACCGCTTCGTCACGGCATCTACCATCGGCCAGGCTGGCGGCTCGACCACCACGCTTGCAGCAACGGGCCTCTACTACGAATTCACGGCGGACACGGACATCGCCCTGAAGTTCGGCACGGGCTCGGCAACGGCTGCCGCGGGTACGGTCACGACCTACCTCACCGGCTTCATGAAGTGAGGTGACCATCTGATGACGAAGGTTACCTACAAGGCCCCGAAGGGCGATGAGCGTGTGGTCGAGATGCGCGGCTACACCTTCTTCGACGGCCAGCCGGTCGATATCGAAGATGAGGCTTTCCTTGAGAAGCTGCAAACCAACCAGCATTTCGAGGTTGCCGAAAGCAAGCCCAAGGCTCCCAAGCCAGAAAGCAAGCCCAAGGCTCCGGTCGAAGGCCTGAAGGCCGTTCACATCGCTGGCGGCCGGTTCAAGATCGTCGACGGCGACAAGACGGTCAAAGAAGGCCTCAACAAGGCAGAAGCAGACTCGTTCAACGCCATGTCCCCTGAGGACAAGGCTGCATTGAACGACTGAAAACAGGAGTGGCGGTGATGGCAACACGCACAGACTTGATTACCGCCACTCTCAAATTGCTTCAGGCCGACGGCGGTATAGGCCAGACGCCAGAGGCTGAGAACGTCGAGGACATCGACGCCATCATGAATGGCGTGCTCGACGAGATGAGCGAGATCGGCGCCTATTCTCCGGACGATTACACGACCTTCGAGGACAAGTATATCGACCCGCTGGCCACGATCATCGCCTACACTGCAAACCCGTCTTATGGCGCAGCTCGAAGCGAAGACAGCCGATGGGCGGCGATTGCACGGCTTCGATCCATGAGGCCCTCGACATACGTCTCAGGCTCCACGCTTGCGGTGGACTATTATTAGGGCGCGAGCCACGACCAGCTTTCGCGGAGGTGAATGCTACAAATTGTACCGCGGCTCACGCCGAACTCCTTTGCCAGAGTGCGTTGCGGCCTGATGCCTTTAAGGCGCAGTATCTCTCGCACTTGAGGTTCTGTAAGTCTTGCCATCCATTGACGGCTACCGCGATGATGGGTGTCGTGTTCGACCATATCGCCTAGGTTCTCGGCATGCGTCTTCCAAGACAGGTGGCTAGGAGAGACGCAGCCTTTATGCCCTTTGCCGCAAGAGTGGGCGGCTTCGTGCTCCGGTGACGGTGGGGATCCAATGGTGAGTTCGCAGACATACCGAGTGACCAGAACCCGGTGGCCATCGACAGTAATCTTGCCATAACCATTCTTGTTTTTGCCGTAAGGCCAGATCAAGCACTCGTCGCCAGTGTGGTTTATTGCCACATCGTGGACAAAGGCTAGAAGGTCTGCATTTACCGCCTTCTTTGGCGCGAGTATGTCCAAGCCGAGGCGCTGCCTCTGGTAGTGCATGCCGCAAAGTCCAGCCGCTCCCGACGCGCTCCGGTGCGCATTGGCGTTGCAGCCGTTGAAAGAACATGAAATGAAATTCGCAGCCATGTTGACCTCCTGACAGGTTGGCTTGGTTAGAACCCGTCGCAGCGCGCCAACGCTCGGCGGGTTCGCTGATTCTACTCGATAAAATCAGGAAGGGGAATGCATGAGTGATATCATCTTCCCAACCAGCACGGCGCCTGGTGCGCGTCCCGGCGAAGGCTCCGGCCGTTTGATCAACGCGTATGCCGAGAAGCTAGACGGTGGCGCGCGCAACAGCTTTGCGAGGCGTAGGGTTCCCGGCCTGACCTCACTCGCGTCCACGGGCTTTGCTGGCTGCCGTGGCTTCCACTTTCACAACGGCACCCTGTACGTTGCCCAGGCTGGCAGGCTGCTGAAGATCGCCAAATCAGGCGCGATCTATCTGGTGACCAACCTCGGGTCACTGCCGGGTACTGGGAGAGTTACCTTTGCCCGCAATAACAAGGCACCGGTGCCGGATATCCTCTGCACGACAGAGAACGACACCTACGTCATCAGCAGCACCCTGGCGCCGGCAAGCCTTGGCGACGGTGATCTGCCGCAGGCGGTGACGATTGACTTCATCGATGGCTACTTTGTGTGGGCCATTCGTGACGGGCGGGTGTTCTTCTCCGGCATCAACGACAAGACCGTCTCGGCTCTCGATTTTGGCAAGGCAGAAAGCCATACGGGCGGCATCTATCGTGCTGTGGCCTTTGGCGAGATGCTGCTCCTCTGTGGGCCTAACGCAATCGAGTTCTGGCAGAACGCGGGCAATGCAACGGGTTCGCCATTCTCAAGGTCCGCTGTCGTTGCGCGCGGTATCGCCGGCCCATTCGCCATTGCCGGGAATGAATACGGCTTCTCTGCCCTAATCTTCGTCGGCGATGACAACGCGGTCTATCAGCTCGATGGTGGTTACCAACCTACCAAGATTTCCGGTCCTGATCTCGATCGCCTGATTGCAGCGACAACGGACAAGACGAAGCTCGATGTCACTGTAGCGGTGACAGAGGGCCATCAGTGGGCGACGGTCTCCGGGCCAAACTTCTCCTGGACCTACGAACTCGGAACCGGCTTCTGGCATGAGCGCAAGAGCTACCTCGACGATCACTGGCGCGGTGTGTGTTCTACACAGGCCTTCGACGGCTGGGTGATTGGCGATCGGGGAACGGACTCGGTCTGGATGCTCAACCCAAACGAACAGAGCGAGGGCGGTCATCCGCTGGTCATGCGCATCGAATCCTTGCCGGTCTCGAACTTCCCGAACCGTGTGGCGGTCTCACGTGCTGACTTCGACATGATCGTCGGGCAGGGCATCCCGCAGGGCCAGCAGCCAATCCAGAGCAATCCCGTCTGCCTGGTCTCATGGTCTGACGATGGCGGCAACCGCTTCGGAACGCCTCTCAAGCGCTCGCTTGGTGAACTGGCGAAGCACAAGACGCCTGTAACGATCAACCGGGCAGGCATGAGCAGCCGGTATGGGCGAGTGTGGCGGATTGATATCTCTGATCCGGTCTACGCCTCTGTATTGGGCGGCACGATGGATGCTGCGGCGAGGGTGAACTGATGGCCAGCGCGATTGCTCCACTGTCTCCGCTCCCGCCTTCCGGTCAACGGGTTCTTGAGGTCAACGGCACCATGAACCGGGACTGGTATCTCTATCTTCAACGCCTCGACCAGCATATCCGCGAGGTCGAGAAGCGCCTAACGGCCGGAGGGTTATAAATGGGCTTCCTCGGAGCGCTGACGGGCAGCGATGTCGGCAAGGCGACGAAAGCCGCCGCCAATCAGAACAAGGGTCTGATCACCGGCTTCCAGACCACCGGCAACAACATCATCAATACCGGTGAGCAGAAGTCCGGAGCGGCGCTGGATAGCGCCATCGGCGCTTATGCTCCTTGGGTGGCCAGTGGCACGGATGCAAATAGCCTCTATGGCGATGCTATCGGCCTGAACGGTGCCGAGGGTAATGCCCGAGCTACGGGAGCCTTCCAGACGGGACCAGGCTATCAGTTCGCGCTCGACCAAGGACTGCAGGCGGCAGAGCGAGGGGCTTCTGCTGGCGGCATGCTCGGCTCTGGAAACCTGCTTACAGAACTCACCAAATTCGGCCAAGGGACCGCTAACCAGGAGTTTGGCTCATGGCTCGATCGGCTCAATGGCGTTTCTGGTCAAGGCCTATCCGCCGCTGGTGGTCAAGCCCAAGGCTATGGCGCAAAGGCCGATCTGTACCAAGGAACCGCCGGTGACCGGCTCGGGCTGGAAAGCGGTGTCGTTCAGGGCCTCGAAGGCGTCAACAATCAGATCGCGCAGGCCAAGGAAGCCCAGACATCCGCTAAGGGCGGGTTCCTCGGCGGTCTGCTCAAGGGCGGTATCGGCATAGCTGCCAAGGCGGCTTCGGGAGGTCTGTTCTAATGGCTCAAATCGCAAGCCTGCTTCCCCAGAGTGTCAGCATTCCTCGGCCGGACAACTCCTGGCTGGATGGGATCGCCGAATCTCTCGGTGGGCTGACACAGGAGCTCGGCGCTCGCAAGTCCTTCAACGCTCTTGCCGATCGCATCGGTGGCGCTCCCGCAGCCGCAGCGCCTCAGCAGGGCGGTTTTCTGTCCCGGCTGACTGGTGGAGCCCCGCAGGTTGCAAACGCGCCTATGACGGCTCCTGTGGGGCCTGTTGATCGCGGCCCGGCACAGGGCAGCACCTACGCCCCGTTCATCGACACGATCAAGACGAAGGTCACCAACCCGTATGGTCTGGCAGCCGTCGCCGCTACCGGCCGCGCTGAGAGTGGCTGGAGCCCTGTGAACGCTGCTCGCTCTTGGTCTGATCCAAGCCAGTCCGGACAAGCGGGCACGGCCGGCGGCATTCTGTCGTGGCGTGCCGAGCGCCTGCAGAACCTGCAGAACTATGCCCGATCCAAGGGCGAGGAAGGCAACGGTTCTCCCTCAACACAGGCCGAATTCTTCCTCTCCGAAGATCCGGGGCTCATCGATCGGCTGAACGCTGCCAAGTCGCCGCAGGAAGCACAGCAGGTCATGAACAACGCGTGGAAGTTCGCAGGCTATGACCAACCCGGTGGAGAGACCGCTCGACGGATGGCGCTTGCCCAGAACTACTATGCGCAGGATTTCCGAGACGGGCAGGGCGCTCCTGCCGCTGCTCCGGCTGCCGCTCCCGCTCGTGTCGCCTCCAACCTTGTGGCAAGCCTCGATCCGTCGGCCGGCATCCCTATGCCTGGTGCTACAGGCCAGATGCGCGCCTCCGATCCCGCCCAGCCTATGCCAGTCGCCACGCCTGCTGTTGCCGCTGCTCCACAGCCGTCTGCGGCCGCCGCGCTTGCACAGCCTCCTGTGGGCGCTCCTGTGCCTGCTCAGGTGGCGGACTCCGGCAGCAACATCATCGCTCCCGGTGTGACGCCTGTTACTCGCGGGTCCGTCGATCCATCGCTTATCCAGTTCATGCTTCGCGATCCTAACCTTCGCGAGACAGGACTCCAGCTTTGGGCGGCGAACGTGAAGGGGCAAGCCCCTACGGAACCTTGGCAGTTCGTCAATCTGCCTGATGGCACGCTTGCACGAGCGAACCAGCAGACCGGGCAGGTGGAACGACTGGGTACCTTCGCGAAGCCGCAAGACCCGATCAAGGTCGGGGACGGCGACACTCTTCTCGATCCGGTCACCAAGCAGCCAATCTTTACCGGCAAGCCGAAAAGCACTGCCGGGCAGCAAGATTACGAATATGCCATGAAGCAGTTGCGAGAACGCGGTGTTCCCGAAGATAAACTGCCGACGTTTCAGGAGTTCTCGAAGCCAAAATCGCGTGGGATCACCTTTCGGGATGCCAATGGCACAGAAATCCAAATCGGTGGGGATACAGACGGGGCGGCTTATAGCGGCACGTCACTTCCTGCAGAGGTTGGGGCTCGGATAGGGCTGGGCGACAACTTCATCAAGAACGACTACCCTGAAGTGATTAAAATGATCAAAAACGGGGATGCAACCGGCCCAATTGACTATGCTCAAGGCATATTCGGCAGAGGCAATAGCGGTATTGTGCAGCGTCGTATGGCAAGTGGGGCTGATGCACTTAGGCGCGGACTGACTGGCGCAGGGATGTCGGTTACTGAAAGTGAGGAATACGCACGGCGATATCTTCCTCAACCCACCGATGATGCTGAAACTCTCCTACGCAAGGCCGAGGGCCTCAAGGATGACCTAGAGTCCGTAACATCCGGAGCCATCAAGGGCAAAGCCGGCGACGTTGGCGGGTTTATGAACAAGAAGCAGCCAGAAGCACCGAAGGCTGGACAGATCGAAGACGGGTACCGTTTTAAGGGTGGCGACCCGGCAGATCCTAAAAGCTGGGAAAAGGCAAACTGATGGCTGGACCATGGGAAAAGTACGCAGCGCCTCAGGCGAGCGCACCAGCTGCGTCGGCAGGTCCTTGGGCAAAGTATGCCAAGCCGCAGGAGCAACCGGCATCCACGCCATCGCCTCAGGCTGTTAATCCTGCCGCTGCGTCCACTTCTGAACCTGCACAAAGCCAAGCCTATCAGGGCAAGATCCTCCCTATCAGCCGCGATGCAGAAGGCAACGTCAGCTTTGACAGCAACGCGGGTCTGCTCGGAGCGGTAAAGCGCGCGATTACACTCCCCGGCGATGTATTGGCTGGGGAGGTCGATCCGACGAGCGATGAAGGCATAGGCCGCGCTGTCGAGTTCGGCAGTGTCTTCCTGCCCGCGTCTCCGGCTGCCGGCACTGGGAAGGCAATAACGGCCATAGCAGCCGAACGGGCTGGGCCGAAAGTCAGCCAGGGCATGGAAGCGGCAGCGGCCGCTAATCGCCTCGGTGTTGACCTTCCTCGGGCTGTTGCGAGCGATTCCGCAGCCGTCCAGCAGACCGGCAAGGTTCTCACCAACGTTCCGCTCGGTGGCACGCCTCTTCGCACGGCGTCCAAGCAGGCTATCGACCAGATCGGACAAGCCGCCACCCGTACGCAGGAAGGCTTTGGCCCCGGCAATGTCGCCAATGCCGGCGCGGCCGCTCGTCAGGGTATCTCTGAATTTGCCCGCAAGACGCTACCAGGGCGCGTCAAGGAGGCTTATGACGGCGTAGACGCTCTCATCACCCAGAACGTGACAACGCCTCTCAGCGAGACAGCCAAGGTCGCTACGGACATAGCGGCACGTAGGACCAATGCCAGCCTGCCGGAAAGCGGGGCTGTCGGTCTCGTGCGGAGAGCTCTCGATCAGAAGGACGGCCTGAACTATCAGGGTATCAAGGATCTCCGCACCAACATCGGGGAACTCCTCGAAAACCCGCAGAAGCTCACCGCTTCGGGCTTCTCCGAAGGTGAACTGAAGCGCATCTATAGCGGTCTGACCAACGACCTTAAGGCGGCTGTGGCTCGCTCTGGTGGTGAGAAGGCGTCTGCTGCATTCGAGGAAGCCAACAAGCTTGCGGCCAAGACGGCACGCGAGCGGGAAGGCCTGCAGAAGGTTCTCGGCAATGACGCATCGGACGAGCGCATCTTCGATCGCATCACTTCCATGGCAAACTCCAACTCACGCGGCGATCGTGTGGCTATGGCTCGTGTCCGTGGCGCTGTCAGCGATGAGACATGGAATGATCTTGCCTCTGGCGTGATCTCCAAGCTTGGCCGCGATCCTGATGGCAACTTCTCGCCTGATCGGTTTGTCACCGGATGGGGCAAGCTCTCCCCTGAGGGCAAGTCTCAGCTATTCGGCGGCAAGAAGGATCTATCTTCTGCGCTCGACGACATCGCGACAGTCTCGCGGCAGTTCAAGACGCTGAACCAGTATGCCAACCCGTCGGGAACAGCTCAGAACGCGGCCGGTATCGGATATCTTGGGGGCGTCTTCTTGGACCCAACGTCCGTGGTTGGCTCTGTGGTTGGGGCGAGGGTGCTTTCCTCGATCATGGCGAAGCCTACGAGCGCGAGAGCCCTATCGGCCTATACCAAGGCCTACCAGCGGCAGGCCGTCGCTCCTACGGCGCAATCAACGCAGGCTCTGGCCAACACGTCTCGCGCCCTGGCGGCATTTATCGGCCATGAAACCGGCAATCCGGCGATATCCCAGCAGGTATTGCCCGCGATTTCTGGGGTCCGCCAGATGCCAGCAGATCAAGGGGGCGAAAACAATGGGCAGCCAGAAGGTCAGAATGAAGGTGAAGGCCAGCAGCTTCGCGTGCTGATGCCGAACGAGACCTGACATCATTTCGAGTTCTTGTTTTCAAGCGCCTTCACACGTTCCTCTAAACGCATGAGGGCGACGGTAACGGTCGCGGCGACAAACGCAGCCGCCAATGCGGCTCCAACGTTGCTGGCGAGAAGCCAGGTCATACCACCAAAAAAGAGAGCAATGGCGAACGGGGCAAGATCTTTCATGTCACGCACGATGCCCGAAACCTAAGGAAACAGCAATATGGCAGGGTTCTGGAACCTTTCGCAGCAACAGCTTTACGATGCGAACGGCAAGCCCATGGTTGGCGCCAGGGCCTTTTTCTATCAGGCTGGCACGACGACGCCCATGAATATCTACCAGGCGTTCGATCTTGGCCTCGTCAACAAGTTGCCCAACCCGATCATTACTGACGGTTATGGGCGCTGGCCTTCGGTCTACTTCGACGAAGCGGACGGGTTCTTCCGTGTCCGTGTGACTGATGCCGGGGGCGTGGTTGTCTTCGATGTCGACGGCATTCCGATCATCGGCCCCGCCGGTGGTGGCGGCGGTAGCGTGACGCCTGTCGATCCCAATGGCGTCTTGTCAACCGGTGACCTTAAGTTCCGTTATGGCGAGGGCTTCATCGCCGGATGGGTGCGCGGCAATGGTCGCACCGTCGGCTCTGCGGTCTCCGGAGCTTCAGAGCGGGCCAACAACGACACGCAGCCGCTGTTTGAGTTCCTGTGGAATGCAAATGCCAACCTCGTTGTTGTAGGCGGTCGTGGGGCTTCTTCGGCGACAGACTGGGCCGCAAACAAGCAGATCACCCTTCCTGACTTCCGTGGTCGTGTGGCGGTCGGTCATGACGTCATGGGCAATATCGCGGCCAACGTCGTCGCTGATGCAAATGTCCTCGGCAAGACCTTAGGCGAGGCGGCCCATACGCTGACAGTAGCGGAAATGCCTGCTCACGGTCACACCGGTGCAACGGATGTTCAGGGTGACCACGTCCACGGCATTAGGACAAACATCAATACCAATGCGGGCACGAACGGCGTCAGAGGCGGTGATACACCACCCGGCGCTATTACACAGAACACGGAAGTAGCTGGCGCTCACGCCCACAACGTTACCGTCGGCAATACCGGGGGCGGCGCTGGCCACAACAACGTTCAGCCGTCCCTCGTCACAACCATCTACGTGAGGCTCTGATGTACGACGCGCAGCTTAAGCCGGTGTCGAACCGAGCCGACTGGATCGAGACGATAGAACTCATCGATGACGATACGGGGCAGGTCATCACCGATCTGACGGGGGTCACGGTCAAGCTTGAAATCCGCCGTCTTACGGATTGCTGGTCCGCCCTGGTTGGTTCCTCGGACGATGGTCACGTGACTTTCCCAGGCAACGGCGTGATCCAGTGGCATTTCACCAAGCTTGAGATGTCAAACCTCAGCCTCGGAACCTACGAAATCGGGGTGACGGTCACGCTCGACGATTTCACGGAACAAGAATTGATTGGCTCCCTGCCGATCGTAGAAGGAGTGGTGCGGTCATGACCCTTCGCATGCGCGTCTTGCCGCGCTTCCCGGCCACGATCAGCGCCACAAACGGTCTGACTGTTGAGCGTCCCGTCGGCACGCCGAACCTGATCGTGAAGCCCGATTTCGGCTCCCTGGTGCAGATCCCGAATGTAGGCGATGGCGACAATGTCTTCTTTATGGCCTGGGACAGGATCTTGGGCCTCTATCGCATCATGTCGTTCAGCGACTTGTTCGAGGGTGTCGCCGATCTCGGCTTCATGCAGGAATCGGTCTACGACCCACAAGGCAAACACGCAGACGCTTTCGCTCGTGCAAACCAAACCGGTGTTCAAGCGATCTCTACCGTAACCGGGCTTCAGACTGCGCTGGACAGCAAAGCGGATGCTGCTGCAACCACGGCGGCATTGGCGACAAAAGCCCCGAAGTCGTCCTACGCGGTCAAGTCGGGCAACTACACTGCGGTTGCTGCCGACGCTGGAGCGACGTTGCGCTTCACGGCTGCCGCCACACTGTCACTGACAGCCGCCGCAACGCTGGCCAACGGTTGGCCTCTGAGCGTTGTGGCAGACGGCGGAGTGGTCACGATCGATCCGAACGGCAGCGAGACCATCAATGGGCTTGCCACGCTCATCGTCCCAAACGGCTCCTCGGCCGAGATCATCTGCGACGGCTCGAACTTCTTCACGGTGATCAAACCCACTGGATGGGAACTGATTGGCATTTACGACTTTACGGGTCTCGGGACTTCTGGGCAGATCGTTCAAAATCTCGGCGGCTATCGTGATCTCCGCATAGGCGTTGATTATGACGGTGCCGGTGTCGGCATGTCCATGCAGCTATCGGCAGACAACGGATCTACATTCCTGACTTCCGCAGTTTATGCGCGAATGGAAGTAACGGGTACGCAGCTGCCATCGTCTGCGGTTGCCGCTGGCGTCGGATCAGACACTGCTCTTCTGTTTGGCACAGTATCGCCGCAAGCCGGTATGACTTTGTTTTCAGGCTTTGAACTGCGCAGGTTCAATAAAGCCTTCAACAAAACAGCAAACGGTTTCTGGCACTCGAATAATGCGGCCGCCGGTAACGCGACTTCCAAGCTGGGGTACGTGATCACGAGTGCCGTTGCTTACAACGCTTTCAAATTCTTCCCATCATCTGGAACGGTGAATGGCCGGTTGGTTCTTGAAGGAATTCGCGGATGAAAACAGTAGCTTGGGATCCAGATCTCGGAGAAATCATCGAGCGCGACATGACCGAGGATGAGCTGGCGTCGCTCGCGCAAATACAGTCTGTGTTGAATGCGCCTGCAGACACGAAATACCGCATCGGCAAGTCAACGCCGTGGCGTCGGATGACAGATGAAGAGGCGGTGATCGTTTCCAATGCCATGAAACAGCAGACCATCAAAAATCAGATGATCTATGATGCGGCGAGCTACATAGATACGTCAGATGAGCTATTCGGAACCCTTAAGGGGCTTCTAACTCAGCTTTTCGCTGCCAAAAGGGCTGACGAGCTATTAGCGCCCGAAGAACCCTGATTCTTTTTTTCCTCGTCGATCTTGCGCAGGATTTCCTTGTTGCGCTCGACCTCTTCAGCTGCCTTTTTGAGCATCCATTGCTCGATGTTCTTCATCACTCTCTCCCAATGTCTTGATGAACTTCGCAGGAACGCCACCGTAAACGGTATTTGGCGGGATGTCACCGCCGATTACAACCGCGCCAGCGGCGATGACGGCGTTATCTCCAATGGTGCAGGGACCAAGGACGACGGCATTGGTCGCCACCCACACGCCTTTGCCGATGATAATGTCTCTGCCCTCCAGAGGGAAGGAATGACGGTCTAATCCTCTCTGGTCGATTGGGTGAGTGCCGGTGATGATCGAAACGTTGTGGCCGAATATGGTGCCATCCCCGATCTCGATCCGTCCTGAGTTGGTGTTCAGCGTGGCGTTGTTTACGATGGCATCCGTGCCCATCAACAAGCGGGACGGATCACCCCAAATGACAGGCTTATCCCTCAAGTTATGGGTGATAATTTCCGCGGCTCCAAGACTGGCTAACCGCTCGTCGATTGTGGCGTCGATCCATTTTTTGATGAAGCCAATCATGGGATTGCCCTGCATGCTTCGGCAAGGCGCTTGCCCTGCTCCAGTGTCCCCGCCGCCACAAGATGCGTGGAGTCCGCTTTGGGTAGGTCGGAGAAGCTTGAAAAGCTGATTTTCAGATCAGCATCTGCAAGCGCCTTCTGCGCGGCGACAACTTCGTGGTTTGCAACTACCCAAGGGTGCAGCTCATCGACGCTAAGAACGATGCGCACGTCAGAACCCATCTTCGACCGGATTGCACCAATCAGGGCCTTGAGGCGATCCGCGTAGGTTGTTGCCATCTCCTTGGTTTCAGCATCGCTCTCGCCCTGTACCAGTACGAAGCAATAAGGAGTGGCGTTCGTGCCCTTCATGGCGACCTCTAGCTCGTCTTCGAATCGCTGCGCCAACCCCGTTACAGATCCCGGCTTCCAGTCTTTGGCCAGGCTACTTGCCCCGGACGTGAACTTAAATATGGCTGCATCCGGCATCGCTGCGGCAATTCCGTATTCCGGCCCGAAGTGGCCTTTAGGGAAAGCTAACAGAGGCTGCGGCGACAGGTGAACCCATTTCATGGCGCTATTGCTGAACCCTGGCTCATCCCACCAGAAAGGGACGGTTGGCCTATCAGCAGGCAGCAGGGCGGCATCTGATGCCCCGCCAGAAGCATTTGACTGCCCAGCAAGGACGATGAGCTTGCGAGCGTCAGTCACTCTCTGGGTGAGCCCAAAAGCGTAAGCGCCGCCAGCGATTACGGCGACGACAAGCGCCAACGTTGCAATGTCTTTCGTCTTCATCTGACTTCCGTCGCACGTCCGTTTTTTTGGATCAAGTGCGGCTCCCTCTAAACTGGAGCTTTCCATGACGGACTTCCGGTCCTTCAAAGGCATTGCCGCGCGCATTGTCGATACAGACTTGCCGCGCATCGGCGCTAAGATCGGCGTTGGCGAGGATGAGCTGCACGCGTTCATGGACGTTGAGGCGGCCGGCTCCGGCTTCGACAGCCAAGGCAGGCCGAAAATCTTGTTCGAGCCACACGTATTCCATCGCAACCTCTCGGGATCGAAGCGCGCGGCTGCCGTGAAGGCTGGTCTGGCCTATCCGAAGTGGGGCGAGAAGCCGTATCCGAAGGACAGCTATCCGCGCCTCATGTCGGCTCTTCTGATCGACGAGACGGATGCCCTCGCATCAGCATCATGGGGCCTCACCCAGATCCTCGGGGAGAACTTCGCCGATGCTGGCTATGTGAGCCCACAAGCGATGGTTCTGGCCTTCATGGACAGCGAGGCAGCCCATCTTGAGGCAACGGTCTCTCTGCTCGTCTCGATGGGCATTGCTGACGATCTGAAGGCTCATCGGTGGGCAGAAGTCGCCAAGCGCTGGAACGGCCCAGGCTACGCGAAGAATGCCTACGACACGAAGCTGGCGGCCGCCTATGCCAAGTGGGCGAAGATCAAGGATACTCCATATCTGCCGGCCGCTACCGCTCCGCAGCCGGTCCCCACCGCACCCATTCAGCCCAAGCCCGTCACGATCGAGCCGCAGCCGGTCTCTGACGGCAACTGGATAAACGCTCTCATCAAGGCCATCGCTGCCATTTTTACGAGGAAACAAGCATGACCGCAGTTATCGCAAGAATCGCGTGCCGGTACATCGCTGGCGCACTCATAGCCAAGGGCTTCCTCGACGCCGGGACGGGTGACACGCTCGCGACCGATCCTGACGTACTGATGCTCGTCGGCCTCGGTATCGGCTTCGTGACCGAAGGCGCCTACATCCTGGCTCGCAAGCTCGGCTGGGCGAAATGATCTGGTCACTCATCCTCGGCTTCTTCAAGGGGCCGCTAGGTCGCATCCTGGACACGATCGATCGCAAGGTCGACAACGACACGGAGCGCGAACGGATCAAAACGGAAGCCGTGCAGAGCTACGTCAACGCCCAGGCTCAAGTCCTCACTGGGCGAGGGTGGTGGTTCCCGATCCTATTCCTCGCCCCTGCTGGTTTCTGGTTTGGCGCTGTGTGCGTCTACAGCGTGCTTTGGTGCCGGGGATGCGCCTACCCGCAAGAATGGACGGTTGCCGCGCTGCCGCCTCCTCTGAGCGATTGGATGGGGGCGATTGTAGGCTCTCTCTTCATAGGGAAGGCCGGTGAGCAGATCCTGTCCAAGTGGCGAAGCAAATAATCGAAACCATAGCATTTGATGCGCATTTAAGGGGCTGGAACGTTGAACCCACCGAGCACCGAGATGGAATATGATCTCAGAACCCGCGTTGTCAGTCTCGAGCACCAATCCACACTGCATTCGCAGAGGATAGGCGAGTTGGAAAAGTGGCAACGTTTAAGTGACATTGCCGATGCTCGCAAAGACGAGCAGTTCAAGAATATGGACGCTCGGTTCTCGTCGATCGACAAGAAGATCGATGACCTGGGGAAATCGATGGGGGCGAAGACGGATGAGATCGGCGGCACGCTGAAATGGGTCAACCGGACAATCCTGACGGGTGTCATCCTCGGGGTAATAGCGTTCCTGATCAAGGGCGGGTTCAATCTTCCCTAGCGTCCGCAAACAGACAGTTTAGCGAATCCTTAAAAACGTCCCTTGACTCTCCGGTTTGAATCCTCACCTGATTCGGCCGGAGGTGACGTATGTCCGAATATATAGGTGAACATATCCCCATCAGAGACTGCATCGTATGCGTTGAGAAGCGCAAGGGTGTCACGATGCGCCGGCACTGCACTCTCAGCGACCTTGCTTATAGCCTGCTCTACCGCTGGCCCGATGACCATCGCGGCAAGGAATGGCTGCTGGCGCAGACCATGTGCCTCGAAGCCATGGAAGGGCTAAGAGATCCTGAACAGGCGAGGGCGTCCTTTGTGGCAGCGGCCATCGCCGCCGAGATGCTGATGATCAGAGAAGAATACATCCAGCAGCGACCCGCAAAGCGTCCGGCGAAGGGCAAGCGCGGGCAACGATCACTAGATACTGGGCCTTAACACATTGTTGGCGAGCAGCCTATCATAATACTCCTCGACCATCCGAGAGGCTTCCCGAGCCGTCGCGACATAGCCGGTATTCGGCGCCAACCGTCGCTTGACATTCGGTCCCCCATTACCGGACCAATGCCATCGCCCACTCATCGGACCTGATTCCTCGAGCCTGATCCGTCCGACGGGCGCCTCCCCATCCCATGCCGCGAAGTCCTGATGGCCTTCTCCAGGCCACGTCTCACGCCAAAGATGCTTAGGTTTATATTCTTCCATCTTCTAATTTGACCGTGAACAGATCGTGTCCAAAGTGACACGACTATATTGGTCGCAATCACCAATCTGTCGATACCAGCAACTTTCCATCCGCTGATGACAGATCCGGAAAGCCCCTTCGGTCGTGTCCTGCTACTGCCTTGCAGACGGCGATGTAGTGATCCAGCCCCCACTCATTGATTCCGATATTCACGCCATGAAGCACGAACCGGACATTCCCAAGCACATACCCTTTCGCGTTGTCGATCCTGTCTAGGCTCGGGCGCTGGGGGTGCTTGAAATACTTCTTGGTGCCTCGGGGCTGCGGATCGTAGTTGAACTCGATGCCGCTTATCTCGCACTTGTCGGAGCTCTTTCGCAGCTCTTCATGGATACACTCTTCCGTGATGGCGAAGTCCTTCCCGATCTCCCGGGCTCTCTTCCTATACATCTTGAATAGCTGCTCCGCGATGTTCCGCCTTTTCCTCTGGCGCTCAGTCTGGACGTCTCGTCCACGGCGCAACTCGTCCGTCAGTTCCCGGCACCTTGCCGCGATCTCATCGTCGGAAAGCCCATCTGGCAGCCGCAGACGGAAAGCCTCTCCGCCAAATTGACGTGACGCCCTTCGAGGGTTCCAGTAGTGGGCTACACTGCCATCGCCATTGGTCCTAAATTGATAGCCAGGGCGGTCTCTTCTCATGCTCATCTCCGTGTCAGTTCCCGAGTGGGACTATACCACCCGGGAAAAGTTTTGAGAGGAACGGCACGCTGTTTTTACTAAGGTTTTTGACAGTCTTCCAAGCTGAATACGCGGGTTCGATTCCCGCTACCCGCTCCAAGCTTTTCAACCACTTAGCAATACCGCGTGTCACTCCGTGTCACGCCGTGTCAGAGACGGTTTTTCGCTCTGGCCTCGGCTACCTTCCGGCTTGCTTCCAA